AACGGTTTACATTGATATTCCCATTGGACTGAAGAAAGTTGGCAACTTCCCCCTGTCCAGCACCATTTGCCATCAGGTCCACAGTTACTTTACCAGTTTCCATTTATATGCTCCTCACATCTTCACCCCATCAATCCGGGGTGGTCTTTAATCCAGATTGACTAAGCAATCCGAGCACGGACACGTACCACTGCACCACTGGGAACCGTTGCAGCCATCGCTTCAGCAACAATAGCCAAGGGACCCATATCAACACCACCGGACAAAGCCCCATTACCAGCAGTCAAGGCCACCGCAACAGTAGAGGGGGTTCCAACGGCTTCACAGATAACCAAAGCAGAGGCAGCCGCAGATGTCTGGATAATCCCAATGATGTCTGCAAAGGTCTCTGACCCAGTAATATTACACACTACCGCCACAGTAGTACCAGTAACAGTAACAGCAAGGGTAGCCCCCTGAGTAACGGTAACTACAATACTATTACCAGCAGATCCAGGGACCCGGGCAGTGAAATTGATTCCATGGGTAGTGGAACGATAGGTCAGTAAAGTTGCAGCAGCAAGGGCCGATGCATATTTGCACAAAGTACCATCACCATTGGACATCAGCTTATCCCCAGCCGCAACAGTAGCCCCAGTAAGCCAGGCATTAACCACATCACCACGGCCAGGGATCCAGACCTGAACAGGGGTAGCGGTGGTATAAGCCGTATCAATACCATTACCCTGAAGTTCATCCTCAAGGGCAAACATTGGGAATACAGGCCCTCCCTTCACAGCATGAACAGCTACAGTACCAGCAGACCCCAATGCTACAAGGTGTCCCGGTGTAATAGCCCCGTTAGCCACATACTCCTCTATGACATTGGAGTATTTTTTCAGTTTGATCGTATGCGCCATTTTGTTATCTCCTATAACATCAATTATTTGTAAGTAGGCTTACACCTACTATTTGCTTTTGGATACGCCCGGGGGCAACAATGGAAGTTCCCCTACCTGAGCTGTATTCGTTTGAGGGACTCCACCTGCCACTGAGTAATCAGCCCGGGGCTTTACGATCTGGGCAATCTTTTCAAGCCCAACATCACAGACCCCATCCAAATCCTGCTGGGTATACACAGTGGTGTTACTGAGGATATGGGTAATGAGATCCTGTCGATGGGCCGTATACAACGCCATCCCCTTTTCAACCTGGGCACGCCTGGCTGGTGTAAAAAGTGCCATTACCTGATCGTCATTCAACTGGGGTGCTGCATTAGCTACGGGGGTAGCTTGCGGGGGGACCACAGTTGCCGGTGTAGGGGCCGATGGGATAGCATTTACCACTACCGTAGCCCCTTCCAATGTCTTGTCTTTGTTCGTTTCCATCTGAACCCCTTTAGTTCGTATGAACTCTGGGGATGCCCCTACAGTAGCCGGAATGGTAGCAGTATTAGTAACCACATTGCCATCCCCCACGCTATTGTTTTGCACCACCACTGTATATTCAACCCGTTTTACAACTGGCACGGGATCACCAGACAATGTCACTATGCCCTGGGCATCAATTGTATAGGGCCTTTTATACAATATCGATGGAAGCATCCCCCTAGACTCCACCCGATAGATCACTGAGTCCTCATAAACCTCTTCCACGTAATGAGAAATATCAGGGCCATCCATACTATCGATCTTGCGCTGGACTGCCATAACCCTTTCCCGATACCCAACCTGCTGATTAGCCTGGATACTAGACACCATCTGATGTAATAGATATCCAGATGCTAACATACCATTAAAGATCCCTTTATCCATAGATATACCTCCACGTTCATTTATTGTATCAGCTGCAGCATTAGTGCGTACCCCGCAACCATCTGCCCAGCCACAAGCCCCCTGGTGATTTGGTAAAAGTGCTAGATGATCTGGACGGTAATTATGGGATACTGCCATATAGGTTTCACCACTCCATACCCCAGTAACCTCCTCTTGATCACTATAGGCCCCCATACTTACATCCAATGGCTGGCCAGCTATCAAATGAGTTAACAAGCCAGCATTTAAAGTCCTCAACCGTGCTTCATCAATCCAGGCCTCAGCCCGTAAACGGTTATCTACATACACAGCATTGTAGATACGGCCAATTAAATTCCGATCTATAACATCGGGCGTATTAGCACATACATATTCACCATTAACAGATGGATGTCCAATTACCACAGGTATACCATTCCACGATTCCGGAAAGCGTGCCAACTCTTCCGCAGTATGCAATACAGGGCCATAACTACCATTGTGTACCCCGGGTACCATTATCACTACAGGAACTACCAGATGGCGTTTCCCTTGATGATTAGTATAGGTAATTGTATATGCACGTTGGTGTTGGGTTACTGTATTGGTCTGGTATACCTGTTTCTGTTCCATCATTTAGCATCCTTATATACAATAGTATTACCTTGACCAGCCAATGGGGTAAGATGTTTATTAGTACCAGAAATAATAATCTCAGGTATCCCTTCAGGAAAGGCTTCACATGCACAACACTCAGTCATTTCCGTACCATCCGGTTGGATAATACCAATATAGTGTATACAATGTCTTTCATAACATTTTGGTGCTGTTATCATAAAGTCCCCCTTGGTCCAACAGTAGCCACCATTAATCTATGAGCCCAGGCTGGTAATAACTTAATATTCGGCTTTCCATATAATGGGGATGTGTATACCGCAAATAATTCGGCAAACATTTCACTGGAACTGGCACCAGCATAGCTAGAGATATCATGTTGAATAACAGATCGGGTAATTGCCCTAAACGTATTCTCAATCATAGCCGATTTTGGACCAGTTAAAAATACAGATTGGATGTGATGCCCATATTCATGTCGGAAAACAGAGTTAAAGTCAACCCCTACGTTATGTGCACCAATTCCTACGGATAAAGATGGTGTTGTACGCATCATAGATGGGGGCATTAAAGTAATTTCTTTAGTTAAAGGTTGATAAAAAGCTACAGAATTGGAAGGAACACCCAATTGAGATCCGATTTTATTTGTTAAGGTAATCTTATTTAATTGTGCTTTCGGTACATAACTCTTTTTCCATAGATGTGTCTTAACATCATATACCCGTTCCAGGCTTCGTTCTTTGATTAAACGCTGACGCAAATCAGGTAAACTGGAATACACTTCATCCAAAGCGCATCCTACTTGATTAGCAATCTTAACTGGACCAGAAGGTATTACAGCAGACATACCTTCAATATCAGCAACTGCGTATTTACCTTTAAGCTGGACTGCTATATGTTTTGGATCTGTACTATCCATATAATGGGTTCCCAAAGTATCCTTTTCTTTTTTAGAAACCTGTGATCCTTCCGAAGGTACAATATTATGGGTAGCTTCAACTTCTGTCATACTAGCAGGTAATGCACAACACCGACATTGGGGATGTACTGGGATCATCTTTTCAATTTCGTCCAAGGTAAAAATCTGGCCTTCCAGGCTTAGACAAACATCACAGACCCTATCATCACCAGCATTCTTAAACTCAGCTTTAACTTTAACCCCTGCAGCACCCCAGTTCCGGTACTCCTGGATCGTAGCCACATGATGGGCCCGTATAACCTCAGTACGTGCAATCATTACAGCCCTACGCTGGGCTGGTATAAATCTACCCAGGGAATCCGTAATAGCTAGGTCACCCCCACTACCCGATATTGTCTTATTTAACAACCGTGCAATATCACGGGGCCCCTTACCATCAATAATCCCCTGGGTTAACACCCGACTGATCTGAGATTCCATCTGACTGGTAACCCCTTTGAGATCGGCATACGCCCGAGTGTAGATTAACCCAGCACGATCCGCATGGAAAGGTTGGTTAAATGCTGCAGTTACCGATTCTGTACCTGTAAACGCTGGTACGGTATACCCTGCACCGATAAGTTCTGAACGTGCACGGGTAATCCCTTTTTGATAAGCACTTTGAAGATACTTATCAGTCCATTGTTCACGGGTTCCACTGAAGAACCGTCCTGTAGGTGCCTGAAGGATCTCATTTTCAGTTGTACTATGAAGCCATTCCATGAAAGCATCTACTTTCTCACCATCACGTAAAAAGGCATATTGACGTGCGTTTGGAATTCCAACTGCATAATTATTTAAGGCTTGATTTTTACTAATACCAAAACAATCCTGATCCACAACCGCCCGCCTGACCAAACCCCGCAATTTGATAAAACGCTTATCCATGTCCCTGACAAAGAGGTTACGCAGGGTTGTCGTATGTGTAGGATCGTACGCACGGGTGGCAGCTAGACCCTGTAGCGTGCCGGAAAAGTGTGTATTAGGCACTGGGGGGAGATAATGAGAATGAGTATGTAGGATAGACTGGCTATAACTACACATATTATTCATTCTCTACAACCCCCTCATCCTGTTTTGGATCTATTAAGGCTAGCCGGTAATTGGATACAATCTGATTCAATTTAGTTACACCCTGCACTGGTACATACTGTTTAACTGTCACTGTTACAATTTCACCAGGAGCAAAGTGCATAGTTACATCGGATACAAAATGAGCATTCAGACCAAGCACCTTTAGAAGTTCCTGGACCTGTGGATCATTGCCTTTCAAAAACTTAGACTGCACTTTCAGTGTCTTCATTTTCCACTTCCTCTTCCTCAGTAACTGTATCCTTTCCATCTTCAATCAAAGCTGCACCCTGCATTTCAATAATCAATTGCACTTCTTCATCATCCAGCCCCAAACACCATTTATAAAAAGCTTCTGGGGGTAGCACGTCCATTGCATATGGATTGGCGGCATACTGGGAGATTGCCTGGGCACGCATCTGACCTACCTTGGCACGTTGTTCATCTGAAGGTGACCACAGATCACTCCATTCAATGGTAAAACCATCCTTAGTACTTGCAGGTGGCAGTACCCCATAGGATATACAGGTATTAATCAAAGGCAAAAGGATAAATGGAGCAGCCCACTCCTCCCTACGGCCCTGTATCATATCCAACCATGAGTTCTTATCTTCCGATGATGCCAGTTCCCCACGTTCAGAACCAGTAAGTATCCGTTTAGGTATCCCAGTAATTGCACTTATCATCTGGATCTGTACATCCACATGTGCAGCTGGATCAGCAACCTGTTGATCCAATGATGTAAACTCCACACCACTACCAATCAACATCCTACGTAGGTTGTGTTCATATTCATTCATCTGCTCACGCAATTTGTCCTTTTCAGCATCCGTCATAACCACATCAGGACTAATATTACCATGATACCCCGGGCGTGCCCCCCTCCAGAACATCTCAGCACTACCACCAACCAGCTTTTCAAGATCCTTTAGCCGATTAAAGACAGGGGCTAGCCTTGAAACACCAATTACAGACCCTTCCAACAATCCATCCGCTACATGAAGAACCCGGGTATAGTGTACGGTAAGGGTTTCGCTAGCCGATGATCCTGGGGCAATCAAGGTTAATGAATATGTCAATGGCAAACCATATCTCGCATTAGCCGTATTTGTTTCCCAGGTCTGTATAGTAGCATTAATTTCACTAAGTGGACGTACATACAGTAACTTCAAATTCTTACCTGATACGGGGATACTCAGCGTGGTACGATCTATAGCATCTGAAAAACCAAGAAACAAAACTGCATAACGGCCAATACCTGTTAACTTGTCCAGACGGATAAGCTGTGATTTCAGATGTAATTGCTTCTCCATCGCTGTCCAGGCTAATTCTAATGCTGTGTCATTATCATCATTTGACTCTATGATCCCCACATTACCACGCCAGGTAGCATCAACAGGACGGTTAATAACTGCGGCTGCAATATCCTGTCTGGTATATTGAGCAAGAAAGTCAGTAAACACCAGGTCTTTCTTGTATCCCAAAGCTTCATAGATATCACGGTCCCCTGAATACTGATAACCCAGTGCAGTACCAATAGCCCTACGGTTGAGGATTTCCGATAATACCTGTAAATCTGCAGCATTAAGCTGAGGTATACCAGATGTAGCTGGTACAGTCCGTTTCATTATAGCATCCATCCCTGTCTCCCCCCAACCAGCCTAGTAAATGCACCACTGCTAGCATCCACCTGATCCTTAAAAGTACCAAATGGAAAAAAGCGGTGTTCATCAATATAGGCCATATTCCATTCAGCCTGCACTACCATTACATTACCATTATTAACCTGCACAGAAAAAGGGTCTGCACGCCAGACCTTATCCCCAGTTGCACGTTCAGATACCACAGAGAACCCTGTAAGATTAGTAGTTGTTGCATGTGCACTATCCTTACCACCTGACCCCGGTTCCTGTTCATGGTATATCAAGGTACCAATACCATCGGCTTCCGCTGTTGCACGTATGATCCTTTCCCGTTCATCTGTGGACCACTGGCCTTTTTTAACATCAAGTACCACAAACTTATTTACACCTTTAACCTTGGCCATCTTTACACCGGCAGTAAAAGCCCCTGCACCTGCAGTACCAGCCTTATCCCAATAACGGATCGTCTTTTCAAATACCATATCCATCAATTGATTCGGTGGGATAATCATAAACATATCTGCCTTAAACATACCCCCGGCTGGGGGGACTGGGTTCTGACCAATCTGGCCTGCATAACCATACTGGCCCAATGTGGCTTTCATATCTTCCATAACTGTCCAAGGCATCCGCTTTGCATCCAACAGATCATCAATATAGTTTACGGCAAGTTCCGGTGGGTTCAGATACTTCCGGTAATCACGGATTTCCCCTGGTAATGATATCAATCGTACATTGTCCTTACCTTTTTTAAGGATATGGCCTGTGGGATCATTCTGGTGTAACCGTTGCATGATCAAAATGGTTGGGGTAACACTCTTATCAATCTTGCGTGTAGATAGCGTCTGGTCAATCCAGTTATTTGTGGCCTTCAGTTCTACAGTACTTACAGACCTGTTAGGGTCCAGTGGGTCATCTACAATTAGGATATGTCCATGGAAACCAGTTAATGTACCACCTACGGATGTTGATAGCCTTGAGCCACCAATAATGGTCTTACCAGTAGTATCAGTATATACTAGCCTAAAGTTACTCTTGGTATCCTTATCCTGTTTTATTGCAATATCAGGAAACAGTTCCTTAAATGCACTTGCACGTACCAGGTCCCTAGATATCTCTGCATGTTCCAGGGCTAATGCACCACTATAGCTTGCAGCAATAAACTTCATCCATGGCCAGTTAACCCAACACCATACTGGGAACATTATAGATACGATAGTAGACTTAGTTGTGCCTGGGGGGATATTGATTATGAGATCATGGGTGCGGGGGATCCCCTTACTTACTAGCCTAGCCATTTCCATTAGTTGGATTGCAATATAATCAATATGCCAGTTCCAGGATAATGTTTCATTACTTATAGAGGGCCAGAAGTAACGGATGAAGTATGCAAGATCACGTCTGCATTTCTCAGCCCTATATAATGATGCACGTGCAGTTAGCTGCTGGGATACCCGTTGATGCCTATCCATTGGGGCCTGTAGTGTCCTACGGTACTGTATTGTACGGATAAACCCCGCACGGCTAGTAGGGGTTACTGCTGGCATTAGGATTGGCCCCCCTTGGATGAATGACGGTCTATAGCATCAACTATAGCGTCCAGGTCATCATCACTAAGTGTTGCTAGATCCACTTTAGTGAGTTCCTTAGTGGTAATTGGCCCACCATCTGGCCCGGAAACCTCCTGACGGTCCCTCAGTCCCAGATCACGTGCAATAATATTGGCATTAAAAAGGTCTACTGCTGCACCTTCAAACTTCTGGGTATAGATTATTGCTTCAACCTTTTCTATGACCTCTGTCCACACATCCCCCCGATCCTTTTTATAGATACCCCACATATAGATGCTCAAATCTAAAAAAAGGAGGAGGCCTGTAAGGGTGTATGGACGCTTCAAAGGTACATTTACCAGATTTACAATTCCCTTATACATCATAGGACGGCTTTCATACTGTGGACGTGTCTCCATCCATTCAAAGTATTCACAACAAGCAGCCCATAGATCGTCACTAGTAGCAAATTCAAAAGACGGGGTATTACCCCCCAGAGGGCCAGGATGGATAGATGTCCTACGTGTCCACCACCTATCCACTGTAGTAAACTCTCCCCGTGTTAACATCTGTTTTATATGACGTGTCCGGATCATCTGTTACTACCCCCACTTTGTTATTTCATAACCGTTATTTTTAGCATAAGGGGCATTTTGTTAATAAGTCAAGCCACGATCCGGACTTTACCCAATTAAAGCATAAAAATAGTTTTAAAATATTTTAAAAAAAGCTTTACTAAACCGCAAAACAGGTTTATGGTACTTATATAGATGATTTTTGATTTACATGGGTGGCCACTGGCACCCCTCCCGGAACTGGTTGAGGTTCACGGCGGTATTCCTGAAAGGGACCCAAGGCGACCAGATGGCTGGAACCAAACGGAAACGGAACAAGGGGAGTCGGAGAGAAAAAGCGCAGGATGGAAAAAGTCGAAACTGTGAGTGCTGTAAAGCACCTACAGTCTACCAGTGACACTGGTACTGATGAGACTAATAAAGGAAGTAACCAAATGGAAAAATTCACAGAAATGGAAAAAAAAGTTCTTAAAGCGCACTTTAAAGTAGCTAGCGAAGGAAATGGAACTTCTATAATGGAAGATCTCATTAATGACAACTATTCTTATGCCGATGTAAAGGATCTTTCAAAGAAAACCGGTTATACTATTAATCAGGTTAAGGGAGTGGTTAGTTCACTCTGTAAGAAAAATGCTATCTATCCTGAAGGGGAAGATGACTATGATCTGCTTATTATTGATCCTGATTTTATGAAAGAATTTGATCCAAAAACAAATTTTCTATCGGATGATTTCCTAAAATAGAATATCAAAAAATGAAGTATTTAAATAAACTGACGCTAATACTGATGAGACCATCAGAAAAGTAACAATCTAAAAAGGGGATATAAAATGGAAGGATGTATAAATTCAAAACCATGGATGTGGGTTGAAAATGTGAATGATCTTATCGTCCTATTTACTAATGGGGTATCATGTTTCCAAACAAAGAATGCTTTAGAATTAGCAAAAAAATTACAAGAATACGTTGATGATGGATATGAGTTACACATTCGTATAAGATAAGGTCGAAACCCTGGCTTTGCCAGGGTCTACTGGTTAGGCCAGTACTGATGAGACCATCAGCTAAAGACTTGTAAACAAGGGGATTTCAAAATGAATGAATTTACAATAGGAATGAAAATCTATAAGATGTCATGGAACAGAATAAGCATCGTTACCGTAAACAAGATTACCCCCAAACAGCTTCAATTAACAGATGGAAATAGAGTGTGGAAAGAACAAAACGGTAATACTAGTGGCTATTTACCACCTGTTGGGGGATACATCTACAGTAGACCTTCATACTATTTACCTACAGAATATCTAGACAACCTAATGGCCCAACAGGAACTTATTACAACATATAAAAAACATTTATCAGTACTTCAGAATGTAACAGATATAGAAACCATGAAAAAGATTTTAGCTATCGAAATACCCGTACAGGAGATTTAAAATGATTAATAGTGAGATTCAAAATAAAGCCCTGTTAAGGGCCTTAAAAAAAGAAGGACTAGAAGACATGAAACTTATCCGGGGTGCTGGTTACTTCTACTGGATGAGTAATACCAACCGCAAACTAGGACTTGCTTTAGTAAATGCCGAAGTGGTACTAGTTTGCTACTTTCATCACCTAAGTATAGTAGATTGGGTACAGGAAGCAAAAGAAGCTTATCAAAACGCAATGGGGGATAATTAAAATGAATGACA